TGGAACGACTGAAGTTAGACAGAAACGAGTCAAACGGATGCGAGTTCATAAGTACATTATGTCTGGTGGAAAAGTCTTAGAAGATGCTGGATATATTGCTGGCAAGTGTATTCCAATCGTAGTTGTTTATGGCAAGCGTTGGTTCGTGGATAACATTGAAAGGTGCATGGGTGCAGTTCGTTTGGCTAAAGATGCTCAACGACTCAAGAATATGCAACTATCAAAACTAGGTGAGATTTCTGCCTTATCATCTATTGAGAAACCGATTCTATTGCCTGAACAGGTGGCTGGTCATCAACTCATGTGGGCTGAAGATAATCTAAGGGATTACCCTTATTTGTTAGTCAATCCGATTACTGGTGCTGATGGTTCAACTACAGTTAGTGGCCCAGTTGCTTATACAAAGTCTCCTCAAATTCCACCGGCAATGGCTGCACTTCTAGCAGTTACTGAGTCCGATATGCAAGAGATTTTGGGTAATCCTCAAGGTGCTGACAAAATGGTGTCTGGAGTATCAGGTAAAGCAGTTGAAATGATACAGACCAGAGTTGATATGCAATCATTTATTTATATGAGTAACTTTGCCAAGGGCATGAAACGCTGTGGCGAGATTTGGTTATCGATGGCAAAAGACATCTACACCGAAGAAAATCGTAAGATGAAGACGATTGCACCGACTGGTGAAGCTGGCATGATTGAACTGATGCAACCAATGATCGATCAGGAGACTGGCGAGATTAAGACTACAAATGACTTATCAGATGCGACTTTTGATGTAGTTGCTGATGTTGGGCCATCATCCAGTAGTAAACGAGCTGCGACAGTTCGAGCATTAACAGGAATGTTACAGATTACTAATGATCCTGAAACTGCTCAAGTCTTAACAGCAATGGCAATGATGAACATGGAAGGTGAAGGAGTAGGCGATGCGAATGCTTATTTCCGTAAGAAACTATTGAGGATGGGTGTTGTTAAGCCTACCGATGTTGAAGCTGAAGAATTACAGGCTGAAATGCAAGGTAAGATTGAAGACCCGAATGCTACTTATTTACAAGCTGCAGCAGAAGAAGCAATAGCTAAGGCAGCCAAAGCAAGAGCAGATACAGTTGAAACGATAGCTACTGCTGAACTAAAACGAGCACAAACTTTGGAAACTTTGGGTAAAGTAGACGAAACTGTGCAGAATATTGCAATTCAGAATGCTCAAGCAGTCCAACAGATAGCAGGAAGTGAAATTGTGCAACCTGTTGTCAATCAGCAAAATATGGTTTAGTATTATTTTACGGTATCCAATCAGCCGTTAATGATTGAGTTGAATGGGGTCTAAAGATGAACCAAAAGGCAGTAATTGATGACGAAGAAATCGTAATTCAGGATGAAGTACTTGAGGAAGAAGTAGTAATCGACCAAGAGGAAACTGAAGAAGAAGAAGTAATCGTTAGCATTGGTGAGGAGTCGCCACCTCCCGAAGAACACACTCAAGCACCGGAATGGGTACGAGAGTTGCGTAAGACGAATCGTGAACTGCAAAGACAGAATCGTGAGTTGCAGAGTAAGCTACAAACTGTACCGACTGAGCCTAATCCGGTCGTGATAGGAACAAAGCCAAAACTCGAAGATCATGATTATGACTCTGATAAGTACGAGGAAGCATTAAGTAATTGGTTTGAAAGGAAACGACAAGCCGATGAAATAAATACCAAGCAACAAGCTGAAGTTATGGATCAGCAAAAGGCTTGGCAAGCTAAGTTGGATAACTATGGCAAAGCGAAAGCTGAACTACGAGTTAAGGACTATGAAGATGCCGAGGCAGTTTGCCAAGAACTCTTTACAGTAACCCAACAAGGTGTAATGCTTCAAGGTGCAGATAACTCTGCATTAGTCGTGTACGCACTCGGTAAGAATCCCAAGAAGGCTAAAGAGTTAGCAGAAATCAAAGACCCCGTAAAGTTTGCTTTTGCGGTTGCAAAACTGGAGAAAGAATTGAAAGTGACCAATCGTAGAGCAGCACCAAACCCTGAACGTATCGTAATTGGTACAGCAAGATCGTCTGGTGCAGTTGATTCAACCCTTGAACGGCTGAGAGAAGATGCAGCGAGAACTGGTAATATGACGAAAGTCATCCAGTACAAAGCTCAAAAACGATCAGCATCTAAATAAACAATAGGAGCTCATTATGAGTAATTCATTCAGTAAAGAAGAACGTGTAGCGTTTGAGGACATCCTCGAAGGCTTTAACGATGCTTTAGTATTATCAAGAAATGTATCCATCTACAATACAGATGGTTCAATGATGGAACGCACAAACAACGTAATCTATCGACCACAGCCATATATTGCTCAGTCTTATGATGGTATGGATCAGACTGGTAACTTTGGTGCTTATACACAGTTGTCAGTACCGGCAACATTAGGTTTTCAAAAGTCTGTACCTTTTATCCTCGATGCCTTAGAGTTGCGTGATGCACTCCAAGAAGGTCGTTTGGGTGAAGCTGCAAAACAGAAATTAGCCTCAGATATTAACATTGCAATTATGAACGTAGCTGCTGCTCAAGGTTCATTAGTTGTAACTGTTTCTACTGCTGCTGGTGACTATGACGATGTAGCATTATGCGATTCAGTTATGAATGAGCAAGGAGTTCAATCCTTTGATCGTTACATGGCTCTATCAAGTCGTGATTACAACGGTATTGCTGGTAACATTGCCGGTGGTGCAGGTGGTGCTTCTGTATCTCGTAGTTTTGCAGGTAACAAGTCAAACACAGCGTTTGAACGGTCTTATGTTGGTATGGTTGCAGGTTTCGAAACCTATAAACTAGACTACGCAAATCGTCTAACTGGTGCGACTGGTGCTGATCCAACAATGAGCACATTAGCTTCTGCTAATAACTACTATGTTCCAACAGCAACTCAAACTGCCGTAACTGGTGAAACTCAGAACGTAGATAATCGATTCCAGACTATAACTGTTTCTAGCACAACAGACTTACCAGCAGGAACTGCTATTGAGATTCAAGGAGTTGAAGCTGTACATCACATCACTAAGCAAGGTACTGGATTCTCCAAGACTTTCCGAGTGGTTTCCGTTACAAATGCTACGACTTGCGTTATTACACCTCCGATTATTTCGGCTCAAGGTGGAACTGATGCAGAACTACAGTATCAAAACTGTATCGTAACTGCTGCTTCTGGTCGTACAATCAACCGATTGAATACTACAACTGCACCGATTAACTGCTTCTGGCAAAAAGATGCTTTAGAAATATTGCCTGGTCGTTATGCAGTACCAAGTGATGCAGGAGTTGCAGTAATGCGTGCTTCTACAGATCAAGGTATCGAGTTGGTCATGCAGAAGCAATACGATGTGAACACAATGAAAACTAAGTATCGTCTAGATACATTATTCGGTGTGGTCAATAAACAGCCTGAGATGTCTGGCATTTTGTTATTTAACCAAGCATAAGGAACGATCATGAGTTATAACATTGTTTTTAATCAAGGTACAGCGACTGTATCAGTACCAGCCGGTGAGAAGATTGTAGTACAGTCTTATTCACCAACTAGCGTGTTTCAAGAAGTTGGTTATCCCAATTTCCCTGAGACGAATGACTTGTTGTCTGTAGTTGAAAATACTACTTACACATCTGCTGCATTTAGTGCTGCAACTACAGTCATTATTCAAGCTGGTGCATCTGGTGCAAGTTATGCCGTTGGTGTATCACCTGTCATTAGTGATGATGGAAATTGGCAAGAACAAGGAGCACCAGCAGATATAGCTGATGGCGGTTCGATGATTGCTACAGCAGCGAATATCTTAACTGGTATCGTTACATCAACAATAACGCAGAATCGTAATCTTCAACTACCAACAGGTGCAAATCTGGACTTAGCAACTGAATGGGCAATCGGTGAAGCATTTGATTGTACATTTATTACTTTGGGTGCATTTATTTTGACTATTACAGTTAATACAGGTGTAACTATTGTTGGTGCTGCTGTGACTGCTGCAACGGCTGGCTCAACAGCTAGATTCCGTTTACGCAAAACTGCTGCAGATACGTTTATTGCTTATCGTATTTCTTAATGTATTGGGTAGGCTGACATCTTGTTGGTCTACTCCTTTTTTTGGAGAGTATCATGATGAAAAAAGGTTATTCACCTAAAACCATTTCTAAGAATATCAAGATGGAAATGAAAGCAGGAAAGCCACAAAAACAGGCAGTTGCTATGTCTTTAGGTATGGCTGCTAAATCTGCAAAGTCTGCAGGTAAGCCTAGCAAAGCACCAATGAAAAAATGATTAAGTCTGCTGCAATTACTAAGATTAAAACTATTTCACCTTGGCAAAAGGTGAGGTTAGAAAAACGTAAAGTTAGAAAACAACAGGCAATAGAACGCAAGTTGATTAAGCAAGTGCATCCATCACCTATTGGTCAAAGCATTGAAGTTTATCAAGAAGTTATAAAAGAACCAATAAAAGAAATAAGTCGTGAAGAAATGGTGCAACAAGCTGATAAAATAGGATTAGTAATTGATAAGCGTTGGAAAGATTCAACTTTACTTAATCGTATCAATGAAACTATGGGAGTGTAATGGGTTACACTAAACGACAATTTGTAGAGGCTTCCTTAGAAGAAATTGGTTTAGCATCGTATACATTCGATATGCAACCTGAACAACTCGAATCAGCTAGAAGAAGGCTTGATGCGATGATGGCAGACTGGAATGCAAAAGGCATTCGTTTAGGATACCCTTTGCCATCTAGTCCTGAAGATGGTAGTTTAGATGAAGAAACACTAGTGCCAGACTCAGCTTATGAAGCAATTATTTGCAGTTTAGGAATACGACTTGCTCCTAGTTATGGCAGAGTAGTCATGATGGAAACGAAAGCTGTTGCAAAACAGGGCTATGATATTTTGTTACAACGAGCAACATTCCCACTTGAGAAACAACTGCCAGCTACTATGCCAGCAGGTGCAGGTAATAAACCTTGGAGAGTCTACGACAATCCATTTGTCAGACCACCATATTTCCCTGTGGATGCAGGGCCAGATGGCCCATTAGAATATTAAGGATAATCATGCCAACAATTAATCAACTTCCTGTACTCAGTACAATATCTAGTGGAGATCAGTTACCTGTATATTCACCAAATAATGGCGATGCAAGAAGAACATCAATAGGTAGTTTGCTTACCTATTTTCAGCAGACTTTTGCTAGTCCAACAGTTTCGACTAATTTATATGTACCTAGTGCTGGATTTAATATAACCGTACCAACACCAGTAAGTGATACCCAATGGATGTTAATTCAACCTGCTAGTACATTAGCAAGTGGCACGATTACATTACCTTTGAATACTGGTGTTCCTGATGGCACAACGGTATTAATCACAACTACGCAAGAAATCACATCTTTAACGATTGCTTTAAATGGTGCAACTGCAATCTTTGGGACTGTATCATTTTTGGGTGCTGGTACTGCAACTATATTGAGATACTATCAACCAACAAATTCTTGGTATCAAATTAATGCTGATGCAGTTTATGGTACGAATGTACAGGCTTTCTTAGCAGTTCCGTCAAGTGCTAATCTTAGAGCTGCAATGACTGATGAGACCGGTACAGGAGTTTTAGTATTTGCAACTAGTCCAACATTAGTAACACCAACAATCACTAATCCAACAGTAACTACAGGAACATTTACTAGTCCTGCTTTGGTAACTCCAACTTTAGGTGTAGCTACTGGTACAAGTCTTAGCACAACAGGTAATCAAGTTATCTCAAGTACTGGTAAGCATGGATATGCTACAGGCGCAGGTGGAACTGTTACTCAAATAACTAGTAAAGCTACAGGAGTAACATTAAGTAAATCTACTGGACAAATTACACTAGATGGTGCTGCATTAGCTGCATCTACTACAGTAAGTTTTACCTTAACTAATACAGTAATTGAAGCTGGTGATATTTTGATTATGAATCATATTAGTGGTGGTACTGCTGGTTCATATTTATTAAATGCTCAGTCTGCTGCAGGTTCAGCAAGTATCAATGTGCGTAATATTTCTTTAGGTTCATTATCTGAAGCGATTGTTATTGCATTTGCAGTCATTAAGGCTGTAACTGCATAATGGCAACAAAATCTTCTGTTAATAGTGCTGGAAACTATACAAAGCCAACAATGCGTAAAAAACTATTTGAGAAGATCAAAGGTAAGTCTACGCAAGGAACAGATGCAGGAGAATGGTCAGCTAGAAAAGCCCAGTTATTAGCGAAAGAATATAAAGCTAAAGGTGGTGGTTATAAATGAAAGCACCACAGAAAAGCCTTAAAGATTGGGGTGCTCAGAAATGGACTACTAAATCAGGTAAGCCATCATCTGAGACTGGTGAAAGATATTTGCCCGAAAAGGCTATTAAAGCATTAACAAGTGCTGAGTATTCAGCGACTACTAGAGCCAAGCGAGAGGCTACTGCCAAAGGTAAACAGTTTGCAAAACAACCTAAAAAGATTGCAGAAAAGATTAAGGGCTTTAGATGAAAACTCCAGCCTATGCACGAAAAGAAGGACAGAACCCGAAAGGTGGTTTGAACGCTAAAGGTCGTGCAAGTGCTAAAGCTGAAGGCATGAATTTAAAACCACCAGTCAAGTCTGGAGACAATCCTAGAAGGGCAAGTTTCTTAGCTAGAATGGCTGGTAATGAAGGGCCAGAATATAAAGATGGAAAACCTACAAGACTACTTTTATCATTAAATGCTTGGGGTGCAAGTTCAAAGGCAGATGCTAAATCTAAAGCAAAAGCGATTACTAAAAGAAATAAAAAATAATGCAGATACCTATTCTGAACGGAATTTATGTAGATAGCACTCCTGAACTGCGTACTAGTTATCCAGTTAATCTTGTGCCTGTACCTAAAGAATCAGGTATTAGTTCAGGGTTTTTACGACCAGGGGATGGAATTGTTTCGAATGGAACAGGACCAGGCATTGATCGAGGTGGCATTAATTGGAATAATGAATGCTATCGAGTCATGGGGACTAAATTGGTAGAAATTTCAAGTACAGGAACAGTTACAGTTTTAGGTGAAGTTGGTGGTTCTAATCTAGTTACTTTTGATTACAGTTTTAATGAGTTAGGTGTTTGTTCTGGTGGCAATATGTTCTTTTGGAATGGTACTACATTAACTCAAGCAAACTACTCAGCAGTAACGATTGGCTTTATTATTGATTTCTGCTTCATTGATGGCAGATTCATGATTACTGACGGTGAACGATTATTTTTAACTGATATTGGTGATCCATTTACGATTGGTGCTTTTGCGTTTGAAGAACCTATTGCTGATCCTGATCCAGTTACTTCTTTGTTGCGTTTACGAAACGAAGTTTATGCAATTAATCGATACACGATGGAAGTTTACGATAATACTGCATTGGCTATTCCTTTTCCATTTCAAGTAATTAGTGGTGCTCAAGTACAAAAAGGTTGTGTAGGAGTTTTTGCTTGCTGTGTTTATGTTGATCGAATTGCATTTTTAGGTAGTGGTAGAAATGAAGCACCTGCAATTTATGTAGGAGCTGCAGCACAAACTGAGAAGATTAGTACGCAAGAGATCGATAATCTACTCTTAGAATACACAGAAGCACAATTAGCTTTAGTCAAAATAGAAGCAAGGAACGATAAGAGTCATCAACACTTATATGTGCATTTACCTGATCGAACCATTGTTTATGATGCTTCAGCTTCACTAGCATTGCAAACTCAAGTTTGGTTTACTTTGGTAAGTACAATCGTAGGTTTTAATCAATATCGAGCGAGAAATTTAGTCTGGTGTTATGACAAATGGCTAGTTGGTGATCCTCAATCAACGAATATTGGCTATTTGGTGCAAGATATCGGTCACCATTGGGGTGAACAGGTTAGATGGGAGTTTGGTACATTGATTGTTTATAACGAGGGCAAGGGTGCTTTAATGAAGCAACTTGAACTGGTTAGTTTAACTGGAAATGTTGAATTAGGAACTGAACCTCAAATCTCTACAAGCTATACAGTTGATGGATTAACTTATAGTCAAGATCGATTTATTTCAGTTGGAACTATAGGTAATCGTAAAAAAAGACTTTCATGGTTTCAGCAAGGACACATGAGAAATTGGAGAATCCAACGCTTTCAAGGTGATAGTGATTCCCATGTATCTTATGCTCGTTTGGAAGCACAGATTGAGGCATTAGCATACTAATGGCATTCACTAAACTCAACTTAACCAGAGATCAATTAGCTACTTTTCTGTCTGATCAACAACAGATTAAGCAGTTTGAGTTATTGTTTTCAACTGTAGATACGTTACAAGTCATTGTTGGTACTGATTTTGAATATCAGGCAGATACAGCATTTGCTTCTGCAAATAATGCTTTGGCTGAAATTGCTAGTTTGGCTCAAAGTACAGAAGTTGAAGATGCAGTTTTAAGTGCTAAAATTCAACAGGCTTTAGATGCAATACCTGTCTTAGGACAAAATATTGCTGTTGATAATGCTGTACTGAATGCAAAAGTTCAACTCAGTTTAGATGCAATACCACGATTGGCACAATCTTTAGAGTTATTAGCTTTAGCACCAATTCGTAATAATATTGAGTTAGAACACGATGTTGTAGGCATTTTGCCTTATGCTAATCAAACCCAACGAGTTCGATCAAATCAGGTACTAACATGGCTTTCGATGTAATAACCCCTACCAAACTAGGTCAAGCTGCAATCACTACTGGAGTGACTACACTCTATACAGTTCCAGCTAGTACTCGTACACTTTTAAAAGAGTTCAGTATTGCTAATACAACTGGTGCAGATATACCAGTTCGAGTGTTTTTAGTACCATCAGCAGGTAGTGCAGGAACAACAAATGCGTTTTTATATGATGTGCCAGTACCTACTGCAAATGCCTTACAATATAATGGAATTGAGATTCTGAATGCTGGAGATACGATACAGATTCAAGCCACATCAACAGGTTTAACGATTATTGCTAGTGGAGCAGAAGCTACTTAAGGAGATATTATGGCAGTTACGATTAAGGTATTAATACCACCAAAACAAGCAGAAAATGCACAAACAACGCAATATACTGCGACAAATTGCAAAGCAATTATTGATAAATTTACAGTTACAAATACAAGTGCTGGCAATGTGACTTTTAGTGCAAACTTGGTTACAAGTGGTGGAAGTGCAGGTGCAAGTAACTTAATCATAGATGCTAGAAGTATTGCAGTTGATGAGACTTATACTTGTCCTGAGTTAGTTGGTCAGGCTTTAGAACCTAGTAGCTTTATATCTACTCTTGCAAGTGCAGCAACCAGTTTAACGATTCGTGCCTCTGGGCGAGAAATAACATAAGGAGAAGTTATGAAGGAATTTATGGTTATCCCTAGGGGATTCAATGGACTTCCAAGTGAAGAAGAATTCTTAACTAAGGCTGAGAATAATGCAAATTATATCGTTGCAGTCGAAGATTGGAATTATGGCCCAGAGAAGCCTACGAATGAAGCTGGTGCTAATAAAGAGTTTTATATGGCTTTAGCTGATGCAATGCAATGTGAAGAAAAAGATGCTAGACGGAAACATTGCTCAAACTGTGGATATTATGATAATTCTTTCATGACTCAAGTTCGAATTGAAAAAATACCTATGGGTAGTTATGATAAAGGAGCAGGTTATCGTGGTCATTGTGAGAAACTGAACTTTATCTGTAACGATATGCGAGTTTGTCAGGCTTGGGAAGATGAAGAAGATGAAGATTAATGCTATAATTAAATCGCTGAGAATCCAAAGCCACCAGCAGCTTACTCTGAAAACGGAGTTTATATGCCAACGGTTACTGTAGGAATCACTCAAGAACATTTGTCAGATGTTTATTCTGATCCCTATATTACAAAAGTAGGGCATGATCATCGAGCATCTGCACCGATTAATCATCCAAATGTAACTTATTTGTCAGCATGGGTTGGCGATACATTTGCTGGTGCTTTTATGGCTATTAAATTCTCTACCTTAGAAATCGAATGGCATTCTTTTCTTAAAAAAACATCATTGCCTTATTCAAGAGCATTGGGTAAATCTTTTTTACATTGGGCATTTACTGCTAATCCAATAGCAAGGGTAACGGCTTATATTATTCAAGGCTTAGAAACTGCTAAAAATTATGGTTTAAAACTAGGCATGAAATACGAAGGTTGTAGAAGAAACGCTTGTTTACAAAATGGAGTGTTAAAAGATGTTTACATTCTTGGAATTACAAGAGAAGAATGGAGGTCAGCATGAGTTTTGTCGGTGATTTTATTGGTGATGTATTTGGTAGTATTACAGGTGCAAAACAAGCTGGTCAAGCTGCAGAACGTGCAGCAGCTACGCAAGCTGGCACATCTGAATTAGGTATAGCTGAACAGCGTAGACAGTTTGATATTGGTGTTGGTTTAGCTGAAAAAGGTGTATTAGAGCAAAGAGAGGCTTTTAATAAATTAGTAGGACTGATGTCACCTTATGCTCAAGTAGGATTACCAGCAATAGGTGGCTTTGGAACATATCAAACTGCAGGTCTTGGTGCTGTGCCTATTTTAGAAAGATATGCTGCTGCCGGTGCTCCTGCATTAGAACAACAACAAGCAATCGCTGGATTACTTGGCCCAGAGAGACAAAGACAAGCCATCGCTGGTATTGAGCAAGATGCAGGTTATCAAGCACAAGCACAGGCTGGTGAAGAAGCAATATTACAAAGAGCATCTGCTACTGGTGGTTTAAGAGGTGGTAATGTTCAGGCTGCTTTAGGACAATTTAGACCAGCTTTATTACAACAAGCAATAGAACAACAATATGGAAGATTAGGTGGTTTGTCTGCATTAGGTGGTGCTGCTGCACAAAATTTGGCAACATCTGGTCAAGGTGCAACAGAATTCTTATCAAGATTAGGTCAAGCTGCTGCTGCTGGTCAAGCTGCAGGTGGCACAAGTTCTGCCACTAATATCAGTAATTTATTAACTGGACAGGCACAGGCTGGTGAACGATCAGCATCTAATGTTGCAAACTTATTAGCACAACAAGGTGCAGCAATAGCTGGTGGACAGTTGGCTGCAGGAAATGTTAATCGTCAAGCATTTGGAGATATTCTTGGAATTGCTAAAGTTGCATCAGGATTCAAATTTTAAGGAAAATATATGGCAATTAATCCTTTACAGCCTCCAATTAATTACATGGGTTCACAAATTAATCTTAGTGAACAATTTTCTGGACTTGGAGAAGCACTTCAAAAAAGACAAGCTCAGACTTTATTAGAAGATCAACAGAAACAATATGTAACTGACTTTCAAGCAACAATTAATGACCCATCTCAAAAGTCTTTTGCTAATTTACTAGCTAAACATGGTAGAAGTCCAGCTATGGTTTCATCTATTGAATCTGCTAGAAAACAATTTGGAGAGGAAAGAATAAAAAATGAATTCAATCAAGGATTTCAAATTTCTAACGCTTTGGAAAACAATAATACAGAAGTTGCCAATAAACTTCTTCAAGAAATTATTACAGCGAAAACAAACTCCAAAGAACCATTAGGACTTTATGGACAAGCAGCTAAATTTTTAGAAGATGGTAATACTAAAGCTGCACAAGGTACACTCAATTTGGCTTTATCTAATATTGATCCTGATCAATTTACAAAAATAGTAAACGCAAAATCAACTGCAGAAGCAGCACCTAGTTCATTAACTAAAAAAATAGCCGATGCTGATAAGGCAGTTGCTGATGCTACAACAGCACAAGCAGAAGCTACAAATGCAGATGAAAAAGCTGCTGCAAATAGAAGATTGGCTATAGCAAATGCAACAAAAGCAGAAGTTGATGCTCAATTTGCAGATCAAAATGCTAGAGCAGGACTTGAAAAGATGGCTGCTGATCTTGGATTAACAAATGCACAAAAAAATAAAGTATTAGTAGATACTTCTAAATCAAGTATTGAAGTAAAAAAGGCAGCACTTGAATTAGAGGCTCTGAAGGCATCAGGAGGAGTTGATCCAGCTAAAAACTTTGAACAAGAAGAAAAATTACGCAAAGAATATACTAAAAGAACAGAAAAATTTGGCGAAGTTAGTACTATTTTATCGAATCTAGAAGCATCAGCAAATGCAAAAAATGGCCCTGGTGATATTGCTTTGATTACTGGTTTTATGAAGATGCTTGACCCTGGTTCTGTTGTTCGTGAGACTGAATTTGCAACTGCTAGAGATACCGGTGGCTTATATCAAAAGTTATTGAATAATTCCCAAAAATTGCAAAGTGGTCAATTATTTGCATTAGATTCTAAACAACGTGCAGAATATGTAGCTTTAGCAAAACAGTATCATGATGCTTCACAAAAGAAAGCTGGAGAAGATAAGAAGGCTTTAGGGGTTGTGGTTAAGAATTACAAGTTAAATCCTGATAATGTATTTGGGCCAGAGCCTACTGCTACACCACCTGTATCATCAGACTTAACTCCTCAAGAACGAGCTGAACTTGAGCAATTAAGAAAACGCTTACAGACTCCTACTACGAGATAAATATGGGTGATCGTGAAGATTTAGAAGCATTACGAAGATTAGCTGAATTAGAAGCCAAATCTGGTGCTGCTCCTGCACAACCTACATCAAAGCCAGAGATGGGTTTCTTTGAAGGTATAGTTGAGCAAGTAACAGGAACACAAAGAGCCACTCCTGAGACACAGACTTTGCCTGAGTGGACATCAATGCCAGAACTTGGTTCGATGAGTGTAGCCTCTTTTAAAACTGCTTTAGGAACATTATTAAGTAATCCAAAAGAAACAGTACAGATTTTACAAAGCAATTATCCTAATGTGCAAGTTCGTCAAGATGAAAAGGGTAATTACATTTTAAAATCTTCTATTGATGCAAAAGAATATGCAATACCACCTGGCTTTTCTGTAGGAGATATTCCAAGAGCACTTGGTGGATTATTAGCATTTACTCCAGCAGGAAGAGCAACAACAATAGGTGGTGCTGTTGCCGGTGGTGCAGCTACTCAAGCAGCCATTGAAGCTACTCAAGCAATGACTGGTGGTGGTACTGGTATGCAAGAAGTCAAAGAAATAGCACTTGCAGGAGCAACTGGGCCATTAGGACAAGTAATTCAACGAGCCATTCCTCCAGTTGTATCAGCAGTTAAGCAAGGTGCTCAGAGACTTACAACTCCAACACAAGTTGCTACTAAAGTAGAACCTACGATGGGTGCAGGAATGGTTGAACCATTACCACCTGCAGGAACAGTAACTCCAACTCCACCGACAACTCCTCCAGTAACTCCAGTTGGAACAGTTACTATTGAAGGTATTACTGAGGAAGAAATTGGTAATTTAGTTAAAAGGGCATCTGGTACAGGTGCTGGTTCAAAAACTGCTAAAGATCAATTAGCTGATCTAGCACAAGTTAATATTGGTGCAAAAGAAGCAGCAGATCGTTTAGGCATTACATTGCCAGCAGATGTATTTAGTGATAATCCACAGGTTCGAGCTGCAGCAGGTTTAACTCGATCAGTCGCTGGTAGTGAACCTGAAGCTGCATGGAGAAATACAGTTTCTACAGCAGTCGATAGAGCTGATGATGTTATTAAACAATTTGATGCTACATTTGTAGAAGGTACGATTGCACCAGGAGTTGTCTCGCAAAAGATAAAAGATAGTCTAATTGGGCAAAAGAAGGTTTTGGCAGATGAGGCTGATAAGTTGTATACAAGTGCAAACAGTCAAATTAAAAAAGAAATGATTGTTGGATTGCCTAAACTGCGAGAGACTTTAGAAGCAGTTGAAAAAGAAGTAACCAAAGAAGGAATGTCTGCATCTGAGAAGAATTTATTAAAAATGGTTACTGATGGCAAAGCAACCTATGGTCAATTAATGCGTGAAAAAAGCCTTATTGGAAAAGCATTAAAAAACCAAGAATCAACTTATGGAAGCATGGCAGAAGCAGACTTAAAACGCTTATATGCTGCCTTGAGTGAAGATCAACTTACAAATGCTTTTAATGTTGGTGGAGACACTTTAAGAAAAGAACTAAGGGCTGCTAATCTTTTATATGCTAAAGAACGTGCTTTAGGGCAAAGAATTGTTACTGCTTTTGGTGAGGACATTGAAGGAAGTATTGCTAATAAGATGCGAACAGCTATTACTAGTGCATCTAAAGGTGATACAGGAGACTTCAATCGATTATTAAAGGCTGTACCCGAAGATTTAAGAAAAGAAACTATTGCTACTGCTTTAGCCTCGGTAACTAGATCAACTAGAGGTGCTGAAAAAGGTGGCTTTGGATTCTCGGAATTTGCAGATATTTACCCTAAATTAAGAGCCAATCCACCTGTTTATAAGACAATTGTAGACACTCTAGGCACAGAGTCAGCAGGTGTATTGCGTGATTTATTTGAAGTCTCTAAGCGTGTTACAGATGCTAGGGCTAATGTTTTAACTACAGGTAAAGCAAATCAAGCACTATTGCAAGGAATGCAAGCTGAAAATCTACTTGGAAAACTGATGGAAAGCACTATTGCCAAAGGTACAGTAGTCGCTGCAACTGCAATGGGTGGGCCAGTTCTTGCTGGTGGAACTTCAATGGTTATGACAGCATTAACTCAGGGTAATAAAGATGGTGTAAAAGCTGCTGGTAAATTATTTGCTGATGAAGGATTCCAAAATCTTTTAATTGAATCTGCCACTAGAGGAACACCAAGTAAGGCAACAATTACTAAAGCAGCCAATTCGCAGTCATTTAAAAGGTTTGCTGATGCAGTTAAGTTACCAAAATCCGTAGATCAACGAATACAATACTTAGAGAGTGCCTTACAATCAGGCAGAAACATTGAGGAGAATCAATAAATGAGCCAATCAGTAGAAGCTCCATATCCAGCATTTGCTGATATTGATGGACAACCTCTTGAAGATGGTTATATTAATATTGGCACAGCGAACTTAAATCCAATTACAAACCCTATTAATGTTTATTGGGATAGTGCATTAACTATTACTGCTGCTCAACCTATAAGAACATCTGGTGGCTATCCTGTTTATCAGGGTACTCCAGCTCGTTTTTATGTTGGAGTTGATTATAGTATTCAAGTCAAAGATAAAAAAGGTACTGTAGTTTATACTTCACTTAATGGAAATTTAGGTTCTTCAAATATAATTGCATCTAATGCAACAGGAAATGGCACACAAACAATCTTTACTGTAAGTTCTGATCCAAGTGCTATTTATATAAATGGGGTATATCAGAATCAAAATACTTACAGTTTTGCCAACGGTAGTGTAACATTTAGTCAAGCACCACCATTTTCATCGATAATCGAATTTGTCTTTGGTTAAGGAAAATTTATGTTAAAAACAATATCATCTATCACAAACGCACTTGGTGCTTTGAACTATAAAGGCACATGGAATGCCTCAAGCAATACTCCAACTTTGGCAGATGGAACTGGTGCTAAAGGTGACTATTATGTGACTAGCACAGCAGGAACTCAGACTTTTGGTGGCCTACTATTATTCTTTGGCATAGGTGATTGGATAGTATATAACGGTGCAGTCTGGCAAAGAGTTGAAGGTGGCTCGGATGGTAATTTTGCTAATATAACTCTCAATTCTACTGATGCTGGTGCTAGTGCAGCTCCATTATTAGACTTATATAGAGACTCAGCAACTCCTGCAGCTTCAGATACATTAGGCGAGATTGAGTTTAATGGTGAAGATTCAGCAGGAAATAAACAACAATATGGACTTATTCATGCTTCAATTTTAAGCCCTACTTCAGGTGCTGAACAGGGACAACTTCATTTTGAAACTGCGACTGGTGGTGCATCTACTGAAAAAATGATTATTGGTACGACCAATTTAGTAATTAATGAGATTGGTGCAGTATTTAATGTACGAATAGAAGGTGATACAGATGCCAATTTATTGTTTACTGATGCTACAAATGATCGAGTAGGTGTTGGATTAATAAATCCTGCTGAAAAATTAGACGTTGTAGGTAATATTAAATTAACAGGAAATGTAGTTGTTGCAAGTGGAAAAGGTATTGATTTTGCTGCAACATCAGGCACAGGCACAAGCGAATTGTTGGCTGACTATGAAGAAGGCACTTGGACACCTGTTATTATAGGTGGTTCAACTGCTGGGGCTGGAACTTATGGATCACAAGTTGGACGGTACACAAAAATAGGTAACTCTGTACGTATTTCTCTTTCTATTGCATGGTCAGCGCATACTGGAACTGGAACAACGATAATTACTGGTTTTCCTTTTGCTTCTAATGCTGGCGCACAAACACCATTTAGTGTATTTACATATGGAGAAACATTTACTGCGCTTAATGTTCCCAATGGGGGAATTATGTCAAGTGGAGCCACACAATGGGAACATTGGCAAGTTCCGGTAGGAGGTGGTTTAAGTTCTGGAATACCAATATATAATGGAAGTGCTGAAATTCAAGTATCAGGCATATACCAAACTACTTAACAAAGAAAAATATCATGTCACTTACAAAAGTAAGCCACTCAATGATTTCTAATGCTCCAGTTTTTGTGGAGGATTTTGGAGCTACAACATCAGATACCATTGGTACAACAAATCGTGCCGCAATACAAGCAGCTATAGATACAGGAAACGATGTCTGTTTTGATGGTCTTTATACTGTTGATGGCCCAATTCAAGTTTTTAATAAACAAAGATTGTTTACCGAAAAAGCATGGTCAACCTATGTAGCTGGAATTAATTTTAAAATAACAAGCTCAGGTGACATTGATTTAATTACAGGAAAAAACAATTTTTATTTACAAGACACAGTATTTGACAGACTTTCTTTTCTTATTGATGCTACAAGCACTTTTTTAAGAACAACTACTGTTCGTATGATTTATGGTGCTGGTAGACGTTTTCAGTTACACAATGTTGCCTCACAAAATTTAGCTAGTGCGCCTAATGTGGCAATAGCTACAATTAGTGCTGTTGGAACAGTTGCATCAGTCACAACAGCTACGGCACATGGACTAGCTAATGGAACATGGATAAGAGTTACTGGAGTTGGATTCCCAGACGGAACTAATAGCACTTTGCCTTATTCTGGTTTATTTCAAATTTCTAATGTAAGTACATTGTCTTTTGATTACACAATGGGCTCAGTTCCATTAGACCTTACACCACCGATAAATGATTATTATGCAAGTTTTCAAGCAGAATCGGCTGGAACAATAGCTTTTTCTAGATTTCTTTACCTAGATGGTGTAATAATTCCAACATTTGAATTAATGATGGATGGATGTTTAATCTATGGTGGGTATAACTGCGATGTACAACTTCAAGGCAGTACTGTACCTGCAAATGGTGTTGGTTTAATGGTTGGAATGACGATTACAAACAGTCAGATTAACTCTCAATGTAATGATTGGACAAACGGATGTGCAAACATTGCATTACAAAACGGTAATCAAAATGTTTTTTATGCCAACATTTTAGGTAGTTTATCGTCTAATTTTAGGATTGGTGGAGTTAGTGAAAGTAATACTATTGCGTATAATTATTATGAAGGTGCAAATAGTGGGAAAAGAAGAATAGGTCTTTTTAATACTACAATTAGTACACTTATATCTGAGGCAATATTTGATCCAACAAACGGTTCAATTTATTCTGAAACAACTGGAACATACAGTTTTTATGGTCATTCTGGAATTATATTAAAAAGCGGATCATTACTAAAAAACTATGAAGTAGGTACATTAACGGCAACTTTTTCACCTACTACAGGTGCATTTACTGTACCACCAGTTTATTTAAGTCAAGCAGTTAATTTTGTTAGAGTTGGTAATGTTGTAACGGTAACTGTAGATATTAGAACTACGTCTATGGATATAGTTACTGGCACACCAGCAGGTGCAGTAAAAATAAATTGTTTACCGTATAACATTGCCAATCAAGGTGGAATTTTAGAAAACGTAGGCGCAGTTGTTACAGATAACGTAGGTTGGGGAACAGGCGCACCAAATATTGTAATAGGTTCTGAGGGAAATAAATATGTTACTCCTTATTACATCGTAAGTAATAGTGCTAATGTTGCTAAAGTTGTAAGTGAGTTGGCAACAGGTGCTAATGCTAATCATGTTTTATTTACTATGACTTACATTACGGATGAAAGCTAAAATCAATTTTCACCGCAATTAAATTTTAATTTTGCAAAAAGGAAAACAGTATGTCTCTTACAAAACAAATTGTTGTTGATCAGATTGAAGTAATTGAAAATGGCTCTGTGCAAGTTCGCACCAAAACTACCATTATGGAAGATGGCAACCAAGTTAGCAGTACATTTCATCGTCATGTTGTAGCACCTGGTGATGACTATAGTGCTGAAGATGATCGTGTAAAAGCCATTTGTTCAGCTACACATACTGAATCTGTGATTGCAGCATATAGAGCTTCATTAGAAAGGAATTAATCATGGCACAAAATAGTCAAATTGCATTTGCACCTTTAGGCGAAACGGTAGTAGTCGCTGCTGCTGCATCTGCACCAACCGGAGTTCAAGCATTAGTTGATGCAAGGTTTGATGCACAATCAACAGGACAATATCGAATTATTAACTCAAGTTCTAATATTGTATTTTTAGGAGTAGGTTCAACTGCTGCACTTGCTACTGCTAATGCTGTTGCACCGATAGCTGGTGATCCAAGTCCTGCGATTGTATTAGTGCCTGGTGCTGTTGAAGTATTACGATTTACTAGAGAAGCCTACTTTAGTGGATTAGCTACAAGTGCATCTACTGTATATATCGTACAAGGCGAAGGTATGTAATGGAGGCAGAGAACGATAAGCGTATATCTGTTCATGAGGCAATATGTGCTGAAAGATACCAGAGAATAGAGGAGTCATTCGAACGAGGTTCTAAACGTATGGCTCGTATTGAATATATGCTTTATGCCCTTATTGTTATTACTTTTTTTGGCAAAGATAATTTTATGGAACTTGTACAAGCAGTAGTAATTAAATAATGGATACCGTAGACATCCTAGCAAAGATATGGCCTTTGTTAGTAGGGTTTGTTACCCTTGTTATTGTTCTTGCAAAAATGGATAATAAAGTATCAGTCCTTGAAGAAAAAGTAAAAACATTGTTTGAACTTTGGAATAAGAAATGATGCCAGATGGATTTCTTATTGAGAAACTAGCACCAGCTCTAGGTGGATTATTTGGTGGATTAAGTCTAGCAATGTTCTGGACACCTGAAAAATTACAAGAAAAAGGTAAGGTTGCATCTGTTTTTATTGCAGGTGGTATTTCTGCAATGGCTGGCTTTGCGTTTACAGGACTAGCTGCTGAAAAACTAGGTATTAATCCTGAAAAGTTAGATGTGTTAATTGGATTAGCATGGGTGCTTGGTTTATGTAGTGTAGCTGTCATTAATTGGGTATCTAATTATATGAGTAAGCGTGAACACATGGATATTGGTGAAGTAGCAGACGAGATTAAACATAAAAGAGCAAAGAAATGACATTAATTCATTGGCTCATGTCTATCTTATTTATTGAATTGATTGCAGTCTTTACAGTAGCTTTCTTAGCATTTAGTGGATTCTTTACTGAAATGCGAATGTTGTCTAAGATTGGCATATTTGTAATGACTATGGGATTAATGGTACAAGTCATGCGATCACTCCATTATTTTGAGTATGGTGCATACCCTATAGATACTTTGTTTCCACTTTGGATAACTAAAGATATTGGTGCATCAATTATCATATTTGACTTAGCATTACTTCATTTTAGAAAGGCTAAATAATGTTTCCATTAACAGCGTTATTTGATGTTGGCATGAAAGTCTTGGATAAGTTTATTCCCGATCCAGAAGCTAAAGCCAAAGCCCAGCAAGAACTTTTACAAATGCAACAAGAGGGTAAATTAGCTGAATTAAACGCTGATAATATAGAGACTCAAGAACTCACCAAGCGACAATCTGCCGACATGATGTCAGACTCTTGGCTGTCTAAGAACATTCGCCCTATGACGCTTATATTTATTCTAATCACCTATACAGTCTTTGGCATGATGAGTGCATGGGATATTGAGGTAAATAACAATTATGTGGAACTTCTTGGTCAATGGGGTATGTTAATAATGAGCTTTTATTTTGGTGGTAGAACTCTAGAAAAAGTAATGGAGATGAAGAAAAATGCTAAGTAATTGGGATAAGTCATTTGATATGGTTATTGCCCATGAGGGTGGATTTACTAATGATGAAAGAGACCCTGGTAATAAGTTACCAAATGGTCGTAAAGGTTCAACTATGTGGGGTTGTACTCAAGCAGTTTGGGAGAGATTTGTAGGACATGAAGTAACTCAAGATGATATGAAAGCATTGAAGAAGGATGATGTTAAACCTCTTTACAAGCGAGATTATTGGGATGCAGTCAAGGGCGATGATTTACCCATTGGGGTTGATTATGCTGTGTTTGATTTCGCGATTAACGCAGGGCCAATGGCTGCTCGTAAGATGATTCAAAGAGCATTAGGTGTTACTCCAGATGGTGCGATTGGTGCAATTACTTTGAAGGCAATCCAAGAAGCTGATGGATTAGAATTACTTGATAAGTTTAGCCAGAGCAAAGAAGCCTTTTATAAAGCCTTACCTACTTTTGAAACCTATGGTAAAGGATGGTTGAGACGAGTTGCTGATGTTAAAACATCTGCCTCAACCATGATTGGCTAATTACCAAAACCAATTTTTAAATAACATCCACCAAGAAACCTCTTTTTTAAGGAGTGCTTCTTGGAGATTAAGCATATCTCGGTCATTTTCAAAATATGCTCTAGGTTGGCAATTAATCCCTATTTGAACACCGGTCTTAGTTGTGTATGGTGTCATGGTTTTTTTACCAATCTATACATTTTAAACTTGCGACTTTCATGCCATCGATCTTCAATAATGTAACCTTTGGCTCGAAGTTCTCCAACTCTGGTCGATAGTTTCATCGTTCCAGCTTTGTGCAACGCATCAAGAGGGCTAATCCACTTACTAAGTGCAATAACAATCAATTCGTATTGGCTCATTATGTTCTCCTAAAAGGGTACGTCATCGGGCATGTCTGCTAAAGTCTTAGGAAAGGCATCTTTAACAGGCTCAGGATCGTTCAAATAAGCAATCAAGCAACCATCTTTTAAACTAAATAATGGGATAGTCTCTAGCTTTAGCATGAGGCCATTCTTAGTTTCTAAGATTATTCCTATGCTTTGATACTTCTTTTTTGCCTTACCATCTTTATCTTGATACTCGGATACTGCTGCCTTGATGTAATATTTAATAGCCATTTCATTCACCTTTCATTAGATTTGCTTCTACTTCTACTTCATTCAAAAACTTCAAAACTTCTTCTTCCATCTTCTTAATAAATTCTTCTTCTCTTAAAACTTCTTCAATATATAACTGTGATTGAGCTGGCATACGAGGGTCGAATGATACAAACCAGACTGACTTAGCACCTGTGCAACTCATTTGGGCTTGGATTTGCGTATAGTATTTAGATGGGCAACCATCTTTAAAATATGACCAATGGACTGCTGATTGATACGGACACTTGAGTTCGAGCAAAGAATCACCAATAATGCCATCAGGACTGCAACCAAAGTCTTTAATCGTAGGATGATCGACAAATGCTACTTGATCAACAAAGACTTGGTGAGCAACCTCAAACGCTGTTCTAGCAGTCTGTTCGTTATCCTTACCCCATTGCATAGCATCATTGGTATAAGAGACTTCTATAACCCCTGTAACCCTTTGTAAGGCTAGTTCAATTAGATAATTGCCTTTTGATGCTGAAACACCAGTCTTTGTTTTTGCCATTACATCTGCTACACGACTAGCAGTTACCTTACCTTTTCTAATCTGCAACCAAGCATCAGTTCCCTGTTCTATTTCTTTATATATCATTTCTCTCTCGCTTTTTTTAATATGGCTCTAATACATTCAAGATGCAACCAGTCACAATTCTTCACATCAAAATGTTCTCCGTAGACTTCTTTTATTTCCTCATCGGTTAGTTCATGTTGTTTAACCATCGTACAAACTAATTGCCATTCTTCTTGAGTAGGCAATATATTAGGATTCATAATAATTGTTTGTTCATTTTCTATTTCGTTTATATATGCTCTGGATTCAGTCATTATTCACTCGCTGCTTTTAAGATGGCTCTAGCAAATGTATAAATATCACATTCTTTTGGTGTTAAATGTTTATCACGAATATCTGATATTTCCTCATAAGTTAATTCACGCATTCTATATAACGGTGTTAATTTAAACCAAGGACTAGGTGGTAATTCTTTAAATAAAACACCATGTTCTGATATGTATGCAAATGGTTTCATCTGTCGTTCCTTTCTTTTTTAGCTTCAGCACATAATTCAGCAAACTTCTTTGGGATGTCTGGATGCCAACCACCAATCAGGTTGTTGCAGTTAAACTTAAAAACTTCCTCTTTTCGACTAACTTCAGTCAAATAAATAATGAAGCCACAGAATACAATCCACATTGTTATTACAAAAAAGACTCCTTTAGTCATAACAAATCTTCCTTTTTATATTTACGATTAATTCTGCGAGTTACTTTTTCTAATGCTTTTCGTTCAATTTGCTCAACTTTAAACCTTGGTATTTCCAAGATGTAAGCAACTTCTTCTTGAGTAAAATAATTGTCATGCCGGTGTTCTTTCGAATTTTTCATTATCTGTATCTAGGTAAACATTGAATATCAACAATTACATCAGAAGTTTGGCCTGTAATTCTACGTTTTGCCATTACTGTAATTGCTCGTAGGTTGGCATCTTCACACATTCTAGTAGCTTCTATAACTTGTATTCTACTCATTTCAGATACTTGAGCTTCATAAAGATAGGCAACATTTGGAATATTACTAATAATTTGATTTGCTACTGGTGGAGCAAATACAACATCCTTTTTTGATTGAGAAGTAGAACAAGCTGCAAGTGTAAAAGTTAAAATCAAGACTAATTTTTTCATAACAATCCCTATTCATATAAATCAATAAAATTAGCGATAACTAAGTAAGTAGAAACTTTACTCAAGTCTATATCTACTTTAGATCGCACCATATCTGCAATTACATCATCAATCTGATATACAGTTCTATTACGAGTCAGCCAACTGTTTTCTTCAGAACTTACTACAGTCTTTTTTAATAAATTAAAATAAGTAACTTTTGACCAGTCTGTAGATTGTCCTTTTTTAAAGTTACCTCGCACAACTCGAACATGATTCCCATGATTCCATTTCTCTACATAAGCACCTATACCTTTTAGACTCGACCAACTGCAATTACCTAAATAATTTATATCTGAGCCGACTCGATAATCTGCCACAATTACTTGGCACTTGTTTGTAGGGTTGTCTATTTCAGATGCAACAAAAGATGTTTGAGCATTTGTAATCAAAGGAAACATTAACAAGATTAACAATTTAGAAATCAAGAGTTATCTCCTTTCCCAAATTTTTCATCTATTCTTTTCAGTAAGGATTCCAAGCGATGATTCCAGAGCTGCGAATCAACATTTGATGGCCATGTAACTAGGTATTCTTTAATAGTTTCAGTAACCAAGATGTAATCTACCTCTTTTTGCTTATTTAATAAAGAGTCTATTTGCTCATTAAATGTCATATTAGTTCTGCCTTTCTTTTATCCTTTGCCTTTGAAATACGATCTATTGCTACCTTATCTTTACTCAATTCTTTATAGGCTTGTCCGTATGCACCTTTCAAGGTATCTATATCTAGGCACTCCCCTATCATGTCTACCCAGTTAGTGCAGAGATCAGTCAGATCAGGAGTTTCTTCATCAATAGCTTCAGATGGAAGATCAGAGCCAGCATAAACATACATTCCGATACCGAAACAGGCTATATTCTTAGCCAAACATCTCATTTGCGAATCTGAAATTTTGCGTGAGTCTGGTGACTTAACTGCGTTATTTCTGTTATCCATTACAGGTAATTGCATTTCTAAAGTCTTGCCAAAGGCAGTTACCTCAGTCCGAACCATCATCGTATCGTTATAAACAACAGGCTCTAGGAACTTCCAAGTAGCTGTAGAATCGTTTTGTAAGAGGATGTCTAAACCATAAGTCCAACTTAAATATGTTAATTGTCCCTTGCGTTCTGTAAATTCATTTACATTGATAAGTCTTAATTCATTAAAAGTTTTCATCCTAAATCTCCATTAAAAAATTCATGTTCAGCCTGTTGATTGGCTAGTTTATTTGCAAAGTCGTAGGCTTTTAGATAAATGTAATTGCCTAAACCAGTCATATCGTTTTCACTTGCAAACTCAGCCATTTGCTGATTTTCTTTAAAAGTAAATTCAGAAATAGCATCATTAATCAAGATAGATGGTCTATAGGTAGTCTTAATGAGTTCGTTAGCACGATCATCAATAAGTTCTTGTCCATCGTCAATTGATGGATCATTGCATAACCAAGAATCAAAGTTCTTCATTAAAAACCTCCTGTTTTGTAAATGTAGATTAAAGCCAATGTAAGGCTCATTAGAACTGTAAAAATAGTTCCATAGATATAGTCTTTCATGGTTGTCTATCCTTTACTCAGGGTTTTTAATTTTATTTAATTCACCACCTAATAAAGTAGCAAGACAAGCAATGTTTATTTCTTCTAATTCAGAATCATAAGCATCGCAAATGTAAGCCACAGCCTGTGGATAGTATTTTTGCAACAAAGTAATAATTGTATTTTTGTCCATCTTCATTTCCCTTTCGTTTCATTTAATAAAATTTACTGCATGAATACACTTTAAACCATAAAATATCACAAGTCAACACTTTTATTAAAATATATTTATTTATTTTTGTTGCATTTTATCACAATTTCGTGATAAGATTCGAATTAAGGAGGATTTATGGACGAAATTAAGAATATGTTACAAGCAGAATTTGGCACTTTAGATGAACTATCAAAGCATTTAGGTGTTAGAAATACTGCAATTTATAACTGGATGGCGAGAGGACAAATACCTATTAAACATTTACGCAAACTAAACAATTTATCTCAGGGTAGATTGACAAAAGAGATGCTTAGACCTGACCTATTTGGAGAGTGATATGCACTACTATCAGCATAATATTGGAGACTATCGTAAAGATACAAGCCATTTAACATTGTTGGAACATGGGATTTATAGACAATTACTTGATACTTATTATTTGGATGAACAACCTTTAACTAATGATATTGCGAAATTGATGCGTTCGCATAGCGTTCGCAATGCAGACGAACAACAATCGCTACAAAATGTATTAACTGACTTCTTTGTATTGACTGAAAAAGGTTACATTCATACTCGATGTGATAAAGAATTGGCTCATCTTTATGCAAAATCAGAGAGTGCTAGGGCAAGTGCTAATGCTCGTTGGACTAGGAAGAATAAGGGAATTGATGCGAACGCATTGCAAACGCAATCCGAATGCAATGCAATCGGTATGCTACCCAATACCCAATACCCAATACCCATTAACCCAATACCCAATATAAATACTATTACACCTGAAGGTGTTAGTGATGAAGTCTTTAAAGATTTTTGTAAGTTACGCAAAGGATTGAAAGCACCAGTTACTCAAACTGCAATCAATGGTTTAGCAAAAGAAGGGCAAAAGGCTAATCTAACTCTTGAGCAAGTCATGATGCTATGTTGTCAAAATGGTTGGAGAGGATTTAAAGCTGAGTGGATTAAAGAGAAAAAAACCATAGGGGAAAGAAATAGCACAGTCATGTCAGGATTAACCAGAGGAATCATAGGAGGCAACAAAGATGTCAGACTACTTGGAAAGTGATTTTTGTGATCCAGATCAAGGATTAGATTACTTATTTGCTCGAATGGGTGCTATCTATGGTGCAACTTTTATCAGACATTGGGAAGGAGTTGATCTTGAGATAGTTCGAGATACTTGGAAAGAAGTATTAGGTATTTATTTAACCTACAGACCTAAACTCGATCAAGCCATTTATTCAATGGATGATACCTTTATTCCTAGTGCTTTAGCTGTGAAGAAACTTTGCATGACTGGTGAACGAATCCCTAGTAAACCTCATTCTGAGATTGGATATAGTTCTGGTTATTCTTCTCAAGACAAAGAGTTTGTTAAGGAACAATTCAGAACTATGCGTGAAATGATTAATAAAAAAACTTATAAAGGGTAATTATGAAAGTATTGCCTATTAAAAGTGATGATTGTTATTCCTGGTTAATACAAAAACATTATGCAAAGCGTATTCCATCAATAAGTTATGCTTTTGGTCTTTTTGTAAACAATGATTTGATAGGGGTTGTTACTTATGGTATGCCAGCTAGTCCAAATTTGTGCATAGGTATATGTGGCAAAGATTATTCTGAGAAAGTTTTGGAATTAAATCGTTTATGTTTAATGCAAAATGAAAAGAACCAATCTTCATTTTTAGTTAGCAATTCAATTAAATTATTGCCAAAACCTACAATAGTTGTTTCTTACGCTGACACAGAGCAAGGCCATGTAGGGTATGTATATCAAGCAACAAACTTTATATATACAGGTTTATCAGCAATTAGAACTGATTGGACTATTAAAGGCATGGAACATAAACATAGTAGACATATTGGTGAAGGATTAGATTTAGAACAATTAAAAGAAAAATATAAAGATGATTTTTATTACAAACCAAGAAGTAGAAAGCATAGGTACATTTATTTTCATGGCACTAAAAACGATAAAAAGGTTCTTTTATCTAAATTTTTGTATAAAAGTGAACCATACCCTAAAGGAGATTCAAAAAAATATAACTCAGGTGGCAAAGTTGCAACCCAATTAATTTTATTTTAAGGAAAATATGGACTTTAATAACTTAGATGAAGATGATATTTCAGAAGCATTTAATAAACTAGCAGATACAGACATTAAACATGGAAAACTATATAGTCATCTTGAATACCTCAAGGAAGCTATGAAACAAGCCAAGGCTCATGAATTTTTGAAGTCTGATGGGACAGTAGCAGAACGACAAGAAAAAGCCATAGCAAGCATTTCATACGATATTGCAGTTAGAAATTGGATAGAGGCTTTAGAGGAATATAAGATTTTGGATAATGAACGCAATTCACAGACAAGAATTTTTGATATGTTTCAGACACTTAGTGCTAACCGTAGAAAAGGAATGTTATGATTGATCATCCATTTTTAATATTGCAGCATCTTTTAAAGAACTATTCAGATGCTTGTAACGAACAACAGTATTCAAAAGCCTACGAAATAGCGATAGATATTACAGATCAGGCTCAAAAGTTAGAGGATATTGCTCATAAATTGCAGGATTATGAATAAAGCCCAGAGATCACATTACGACAAAGTTGCAAGACTTGGTTGCAGTCTATGCCGATTTGTCTTAAAGATTGAAGATACTCCGACTGAAATCCATCATATTCGTAAAGCTGGCAAGAGAGATACTGCACCTGTAATTGGACTTTGCCCAATCCACCATCGAGGTTCAAGTACAGGTATTCATGGCTTAGGCAGAAAAAAATTTGAGGAGTTGTATTCCACGACTGAAGAAGAATTATTAGAATTGACATTGGCTATATTATGATTACTTTCCCTTGGTATTTTAAAGAATTGAACCCCAATAGTAGTTGTCATTATCACGAAAAAGCCAAGAAGAAGGCTATTTACAAAGATATTTGCTACTGGACAACAAAAGAGGCTAATATAGAAAAAGGTAATTACTCAGAGCTAAGTATTGTCTTTTACAAACCAAACAGACGATGGATGGACTTGGATAATATGTTAGCAAGTATTAAGTCTGGTTTAGATGGAATGTGTTTAGCATTAGAGATTGATGATCGATGTTTTACTAAGATAAATATAGAAATTGCACAAGAAATAGCTGGTATGATTAAAATTGAGATAAAATAACCTATGCAAATCAAAGAAATAGAAGTATCTAAGCTAATCCCTTATGTAAATAATTCACGAACGCATGATGATGCCCAGGTGGCACAATTAGCAGCTTCAATAAAAGAATTTGGATTTAGAAATCCTATTTTGGTAGATGGAGTAGGAATAATAGCTGGTCATGGTCGATTATTGGCAGCAAGAAAACTTGGACTAGATAAAGTTCCAACGCTTGACTGCTCAGATATGACAGAAACTCAAAAGAAGGCTTACATAATTGCCGATAATAAATTGGCATTGAATTCAGGATGGGACACTGAATTGCTTAGTTTAGAAATATCACAACTAGATACAGATGGATTTAATCTTGAAGTTATAGGATTCAATGCTGATGAATTAAGTGCATTTATAAATGGTGTAAATTTTGATGCAGCGACTGAAGATGATCAGGGCAAATTAGATGAATTAGACCCAAAATGGGTTAGTTGTCCTCATTGTGGGAAAGAATTTGATGCAAGACAAAGTTAATCTTAAAATTGACTGGGCAAGTCACGAAGCATCTAAATATGCGTGTGAAAATTGGCATTATAGTAAAACTATACCAGTTGGTAAATTAGTTAAAGTTGGTGCATGGGAAAATGATAAATTTATTGGGGTTGTGATATTTGGTCGTGGTGCAAACAATAATATGCTTAAACCATTTGGATTAAATGCTGATGAAGGATGTGAATTAGTAAGAATTGCATTAAAAAGACATGAAACATATGTTAGTAAAATACTTGCTTTTGCTATCAAATTTTTAAAAAAACAATCACCTGAACTGCGTTTAATTGTTTCATATTCAGATGCAGATCAAAACCATCATGGTGGCATATATCAGGCAACAAATTGGATTTATGATGGATTAAAAAATGCCAATACAATGGGGGCTTTTATTGTTAATGGTAAAAAAACACATCCTAAATCTATTCACAGCAAAGGCATAAAACAAAACATTGAAGCAGTCAAAAAACATTTAGACAAAAATGCAACAATATTTTATACAAAAGGCAAACATAGATATTTAATGCCATTAGATGATAATATGCGTAAACAAGTGCAACAACTAGCAAAGCCTTACCCAAAGCGTATGAAGCAGGCAATGATCGATTCCATCGACACAGCGAAGGTGCAACACCTATCCATACGCTCCACAGAACTTTCGGAGTTATAAAATGGCTCAAGGCAAAAAACATGAACCAACTCAACAAGATAGAGATACTGCAAGGCGATTATCTGCTCTTGGAGTTCCTCATGAAGACATCGCTTTAAGGATAAAAATATCCTCTGATACTCTGGTCAAATATTATCAAGAAGAACTAGACGAAGGCAGAATTGATGCAAACTCAGCTATTGCAGGAACATTATTTAATCAGGCAAAGAAGGGCAATACTGCTGCAGCAATCTTTTGGCTAAAGACTAGAGCAAGATGGAAAGAAACTCATGCTCACGAAATAACTGGTGCAGATGGCAAACCCTTAGAATTTAATAAGATTGAACGAGTCATCATTAAGAATGGCTGAAACACTCCAACTTGCTACACCTAATTGGGCAATTCCTTTACTTGAGCCATCAAGATACAAAGGTGCTTGGGGTGGTCGAGGCTCTGGAAAGTCACATTTATTTGCTGAACTGATGATTGAAATGCACATCATGAATCAGAAACGAAGATCAGTTTGTGTTCGTGAGATACAGAAATCCCTTAACCAGTCCGTAAAAAGGTTACTTGAAACTAAAATCGAGGCAATGAACGCTGGGTTTTACTTTGAAGTACAGGATTCAGTAATCAAATCAAGGCAGGGCGATGGTGCGATTATCTTTCAAGGTATGCAGAATCATACAGCCGACTCGATTAAATCGCTAGAAGGATACGATTGTGCATGGGTGGAGGAAGCCCAAAGCCTTAGTCAAACCTCACTCGATCTATTAAGACCGACAATTCGTAAGCCTGATTCAGAACTTTGGTTTACTTGGAATCCAAGACAAATATCCGATCCTGTAGATTTTCTATTGCGTGGCCCAGAACCACCAAAGGATGCAACAGTTATCAAGGTGAACTTTGCTGATAATCCTTGGTTTCCTGAAGTCCTCAAGGATGAAATGGAGTACGATCAGAGGCGAGACCCTGATAAGTATCAGCACGTTTGGCAAGGACAATACCTCAGAAATGGCAATGCAAGAGTCTTTAGAAACTGGAAGATTGACGAATTCGAAGCAGCACCTGATGCAATTCACAGATTAGGTGCTGACTGGGGATTCTCAATAGACCCAACTGTCTTAGTCAGATGCCATATTGTAGGCAGAACTCTATACATTGACTATGAAGCATATATGGTTGGATGCGAGATTGTGAATACTCCAGAGTTGTTTATGCAGATACCTGAATCTGAGAAATGGCCTATTGTTGCTGATTCAGCAAGACCAGAAACGATTAGTCACATGAAGAAAAATGGCTTTCCTAAGATCATGAATGCAGTCAAAGGTGCAAAGTCAGTAGAGGAAGGCATCGAGTTTTTAAAAAATTATGATATTGTTGTGCATCCAAGATGCCAGCATACGATTGATGAATTGAGTTTATACTCATACAAATCAGACCCTTTAACTGGTAGAATCTTACCATTGCTTGAGGATAAAAAGAATCATGTCATCGATGCTTTACGATATGCTTGTGAAGGAGTAAGACGATCACAGATGGTAAAACCTGCTGTTTTTACACCTATTGCAAATATTAAAAGATGGTAGATAATAAGGATTATTATGGCTATTACTAATGACCAACGACTTGCAAATCTTCATTCTGAAGCATTGAGACAGTTTAACGATATACAAACTGCCTTGCGTGATGAACGCTTGCAATGCTTACAAGACCGAAGATTCTATAGTCTTTGTGGTGCTCAATGGGAAGGGCCACTCTGGGATCAGTACGAAAATAAGCCTAAATTCGAAGTCAATAAGATTATGTTGGCAGTCATTCGAATCGTAAACGAATACCGAAATAACCGAATTACTGTTGATTATGTTTCCAAAGATGGTACAGAAAACGACAAATTAGCTGAAGTTTGTGATGGATTATATCGAGCAGATGAGCAAGCCTCAGTCGCAGATGAAGCCTATGATAATGCTTTTGAAGAAGCAGTAGGTGGTGGAATTGGTGCTTGGAGACTGAGAACAGTCTATGAAGATGAAGAAAATGATGAAGATGAACGGCAACGGATTCGGTTTGAGCCAATCTTTGATGCTGACAGTTCTGTATTCTTTGATCTCAATGCTAAGCGACAAGACAAATCCGATGCAAAGTATTGCTTTGTAGTTTCATCAATGACCAGGGAATCTTATAAAGAAACCTATGGCGATGACCCAACAGACTGGCCTAAGATTATTCATCAATACGAATTTGACTGGGCAACTCCTGATATTGTCTTTGTGGCTGAATATTACAAGATCGAGGAAAAGACCGAAACAATACGAATATTCCAAGCGATTGATGGCACAGAAGAACGCTATACAACCAAAGACTTTCAGAATGATGAAACGCTAGAAGCTACTCTTTATGCTATTGGAACGACTGAAGTTAGACAGAAACGAGTCAAACGGATGCGAGTTCATAAGTACATTATGTCTGGTGGAAAAGTCTTAGAAGATGCTGGATATATTGC